TTTTCTCTTTGCACAATTTTATAAATGTATCGTCACCCATTAGATACCCCACCCTTTAATTTAACACACTTCTGAAACTCATAATTGCATAAAAAAAAGAACAGTCGTTAAAACTGTTCTTCGTAAAAGGAATAAAATGAAAAATGATAGTTATTGAAAAACCAACATGAATAACAATCGAAAATGCAATTATATCTACATAACGCTGTAGCTACGGTATGAATAGTGTCATACACACAAAGCAGTGTTCCTACACACCACGTAAGAGGCGAGTTAAACTCGTCTCGCTGTCTTTGAAGCTAATTATTAAGTTTTGGAATTGAAATGAAAGAATTAATCATTTATATATCTTTCGACAATAATATAATACCACCTTTTTCGTTTGATCGCATCCTTTTTGTTTCCAATGTACGTTTCCAAAAAATCCTTTTAGCCTTTACTTTTATGCAATGTTCAAATATAAATGTGCAGATCTGGACAATGTAGATTTTGGACTTCTAAAATATCAGCAAATTCATTTAAAACTTGTTTTCTAATTAAGTAGTATCTTGATTTCTCGTAGTGTAACATCTGCATTGCTTCAGCTGCGCTTGTCTCTCCAGTTATGTTACTAAACACTACTTTTAACTCATGTGATCCCTTATCTATCGTTTGCCTAACTCCATCTACAATCGCCTTCGCATACAAATATTTGATCATTTTATTTTCGTTGCTGTTTCCAACACTACCTCCAGGCATGTCACTCAAACTTGGGCTCTGTAATTTTTCTGGATTAGCTTGCATGTATATATCATACAATCTAGGATAGTAACTTCTGTTTGTTAGAAACTTTACAACATTATCAGCTGTTCCATCATAATCAATTTGAGGTAAATCTAATAACATATCTTCCACAAGCCCACGCTCCTTATGATATAATCGTGTCAACTAATATGATCTGCGTACTTCTTTATTGTAGGGGTACGTTTTTTATTAATGTTTCGAGATAATATTGTCTCGATAAAGCAAAGTGCCATCAATGCTTGTTAATTTACAGTATTCATACTTACACCACCATTAAACTAAAAAACATTATCGTTATCACCAAAATAGCAACATAGCCTACATCCTCTATTAATTCTAAAACTTCGTCTTTACCTTCGCGCTTCATTGAACATATAAAGCAGCTTACTACCATAAACGTTATTCCTATTGTAATCATTCCACCAACAATCCATTGTTTCATTGTTTCGCCTCCCTAAAGCTCATCACTTATTGAATAGCCAACAACATTCTCTTTACCAAGATCGAAACATGATATCATTTCTTGATTTGCTTCGTCATCAAAGTGGCTAACTAAGAGAACTGTCTTACCACCTTTGCATAATTCTTTTGTGCTTGAAACATCATCTAAAATAAATGCTTCCCCATTTGCTAAAAATACTTTTACACAATTATCCATCTTAATCAATCCTTCTTATTTAAGTTTTTCTAAAAAGCGTTCTAGTTTCCAAAATATTAGCATTGCCATATCTTATTACTCTAAATAACTAAAAATGCCAATTGTGACAACTACCGACGCGGACGCAACACATACAACCTCTCCTATTCCTATTAGATAAAAGCCTGCTCCACATACGCCAAGCGCATCAAGTATATATCCTGCAATAACTCCAAACATGCTTACTCCTGAAATTATTGTAAAAATTAATGCTATGATCTTTTTCATGTTAAAACCTCTTTCTTTTCTTGAATGTTCTATATCTATAAATCTTGTAATTTGTTCTTGGAATGAATGAAGCTCTATCAATGTATTGTGGCAATGATCTATAATCTTTTCTCCCTAAAAACTCAGCCACGTCTTGCAACCTATAAAACTGATGTTTCTCTTTAGTAACAACATCTATCAAACAATATGACTTAACTCTTCTGTAATAATTATCAATCACATCTTCCATGCCCAATCTCTTGGCTAGACGCTTCGCATACTTGAACCCATATCTTCTAAATGCTTCAGTTGGCAGCACATCATTATTAATCAGCTCGGATATTTCTCTAATTTCAACTTGTGTTAGTCCTAACCTGTCCACTAATCCTACATCTCTAGCTTGCAGTATTCTATCCCAGCTTTCTTTTAACTCGTCTGGTAGTTCCTTTATATGATCATCCCATTCCATAATTGGTCTCCATTGTTCTAACTTGTGAATCGCTGTTATAAACTCCATTTTTACACTCTCCTATCGTTTTATTGTTATACCGGTATAAATACCTTGCCACGCCCTCAAAACGTGTGACTGGCTCAAATTTCGCAGATGCAAGGTGGTGTTACAGGCTTACGAAGAACATGTTACAGAGGTTTACTCCTCTCAATTTATTTGGCCTGTAACGTATTTAAAAGATTAAGTAGGTTTTATAAACCCTAATTTTTAGCAATAAATTTGCTTGGTTGCTGCGATGTGAATTAATGAGAAAGGGAAAATTACACCTACCTTTTTAATAAATTTTGTTGTTTACAGCTTCCTTGCATCTTTACCGCCTATGACTCAGCATCCTCTGACAGATACCAAGCCTGTACTGTGTCGTTATTTGTGAGATCCTGATTTACGTTTTTTTGTGAATGTATACCGTTCAAACAACCACATCAACATTTAACAGTTTTACGACTTGTTAAGGTCAAACTTTAAGATTTGCTTGTTTCTTGATCATCTATTGAATATCCAATGATGTTATTGCTTGCTAGATTAAAAACCATCCTTCTGTTTTTTCCTGCTTTGCCTTTGCCATAAAGTTCGAGCATAAGATTGCCACACCCACCATCGCATTTGCTAACGTTCAAAACGTTAACGGTCGTCATTTCTCTACCGTCGGCTAGATAAACCGTCACTTTTTTACACTTGCTTTTTTCTAGTCCAGATTCAGCAAAAGCATCGTTACAATTGATATCTGTTTTTGAATTCATTTCGATTCACCTCATTTTTCTTGAAATCCTATCTAGCACTAAAAATATACCTATCAGCATTACAGCTATGGTTCTCATAGTAAAGCTTTCTTTAGATAAAGCTAGTTCAATAATTACGCCTGTTAAAGAGATTATCATAATGATATCTAATATTTTTGAAACCATGCTTTGCTTCCTCCTTATAGAACATTTACTTCTGCATGAACTAAAACATCATCTTCATCGCCAACATCATGGTATAAATCATCCATTGTTGTATAAGGCCCATAAACCAAATCAGTTCGTAAATTAACAACAAAAAGTTCTCCTTCTGGTTTATTTACTATGAGATATAAGTCTTCATAACTATTCCTAATAACATTCCCAATTTGATATATACGTTCACTACTGTTACTTTCATAATTAATTTTCATTTACTCATCTCCTAATTTGATACCTGAAATCATAGATAACAGTATTAGTTTGTCTTCTTCTTTCAAATTTTCCAAAATAGTGTATACAGTAAATAACACGTCTTTTCTGCTACCAAAAACATTAGTCGCGACCCCTGTTCCTTTACCCAACGCTATTACTCCTGCTTCATAGCCTTCTTTTTTCAAGATTTTAGCTATTTCAGTTGTTTGTTTCTGTATTTCTTTAACTTCTTTCATATCTACTTTCTTTTGATAATCCATGTTAATTTCTCCTTTGTTGATACTTTTAGAATGGCATCTTGTGAGCATCACGTACAAGATTTCCAAGCTGTGTAATAACGTTCAATTCAGTCACTAATGCATCTAAATCTTCAATATCGTTTAGATCCTTGATACGTTGTTTTAAATAGTTAATATCTTTCTTTGTTTGTTCGCGTTCTCTAGTTGTTTTATCTTTAAATGGTTCTAGCAGTTTCGAACCTTCCCAACCCTTGACGCTATTTAGAAATCTTCGCACTTTATATAAAGAATAGCAACTAGGTGTAGCTCCGCCTTTTAACCACCTACCGACCGTTGTATCATCGGCTTCAATTCTTCTTGCTAATTCTGCAATTGGCAAATCTTTATCTTCTTTGTATTCTTTAAGCTCTTCAATTTCTTTGATCAATTTCATTGTTTTCTTCCTCCTTTGACTCAAAAACTACAAATGATACATGCGCTTTAATTCCTACTATTGCAAGTGTTGCTACTAACTCAGCAATCCACAGCTTGAATAGAAACACATCAAAAAATAGAATATTTCTAAAATCAAGATTATGGCATTTGCAAAAACTGCAATTCCTACTAGCCAGGATAATAATTTATTTAGTATTTTCATCTTCTGCATCTCCATCAAGTTTGTAATCAACGATTAGCTTAGCTTTGACTAATGTATCGTCTTCGTCTCCCACTGCTAGTCTCAATTCTTTTAAAGATTCATACATTTTTGACGATACAGTTGCTGTGTATAAATTTATAAGGAAATATTCTGTACATCCATTAGAAGCAGCCTTTTGACAAACTAAATAAACACTCCCATCATCTTCAATCACACTTCCAACTTTATAAATATTTTTGTTTTTATAATCTTCATTTCTGTATTCAATTTTCATTTTTAAGTCTCCTTTACCTCAATCTCGATTCTTGGGTCGTCTGCATACCACTTACTCGTGTTCAATTCTACGATAGCGGCGTCATCCGTCCATATAACGCCGTTTAAGGCGTCTAACGTTGATTTGATATAATTATCCAAGTCAGGCTTTACAATTGGTCTGACGTGCCCTTTTGTGCGTCTGACGTGCTCTTTCTTCGATATGTTTTTTTGTTGCGGCTCAATCAATTCCATATCCCCCTGTAAGCTCCCTTATTTTCCTTAAAAGTCTAGTTCTTTCAATTTTCATGCCTTGCTTGATATACTCACACTTTAAGAATTCCTGTACTTCGTTCTCATCATCTGTGTCAAGCAAATGTTCAAACTCTGATTTGTCAGCCTTATAATATGCATCTTTAATCAGTGCTAGCATATCCTGTTGACCTTGCTTGTATTCGTTAGTCATGCAAGTCTTCCCCCTCGTTTTCTCTTAGTTCTTCAAAAACTGAAGCATCGCTATACGACAAGCCCCTTAAAACATCAGCTTGTAAACGCCTAGCCTCTTTAATCTCATCTTTAAATCTAGCTTGATTAAAATTTCTAAATTCAACGTTCATTTGCTCTCTAGCCATTCTTAGTAAAGTGATAGCTGTGTCTAGTTTTGTTTTGTTATCCATTTTCTAGCCCTCCATTTGTTTCTGCGTTTTTTTACTCTTAATCAAGTAAGGCCTTGTATTGTGTATCAACTCCACAAGTTCCACTTCTTGGCCAACCTTAAGCACAGGCTTGTTTTCAAACAGATAACGGAACTTGACTCCTCCGATCGTGTATGTGATTTCGTTATCGTCTAGCATCATCTTTTCTACTCTCATACTGCAACGCTCCTATAATCCTTTATACTGTCTTTAAATAAAATATAATTACCTCTTGCGTGTTTTCTAAGCCTTGATATAGTTTGTTCACTGTAAAGACTGACTAATTCTTTAGGTGGAACATTAGTAGTGACAATCACGTCTTTATCTTCTCTAAATCGCATGATTTCATTAAAGACTTCCTTGTTCCAGCCACTATTCATTTGGCTTTCTGTCCCAATATCATCAACGATCAATAAATCTGCTTGCTTAGCTTTATGAATAGCCTTATCTACTTTTTCACGTGCCTCACTGTTGTTAATTCCTAATCTTTGAGTAGATACAAGCAATGGATAGTCAATGAACACAACGCTCCTCTTATATCCGGTCAAGCGCCATACTTCGTTGATAATAGATACTGCTATTCTTGTTTTTCCACGTCCTGAACTTCCAGAGAATAATGAATGCACTGGACTATGTTGTGGCTTTGATAGCCTGTTAGCTATATCTTTAGCAATTCTGGCGACTTCCTTGATATCGTTTGAATAAAGATTCAAGTTATTAAACGTTGACCCCATCATCTTTAGGTTTGGCAAAATAGAATTGTCTAAGAATGCTCCTGTAGCTTTGTTTTTCTGGGCCGCTACGCTCCACGTTTCTTCTGTATTGTTTTTCCTTAAGTTTCTGTCACTGTATGCACAAGTTGGACACGTTGGTGGAACTGTTTGCTTTGCTTTAGGCACTAGCAACTTACTCCCACATTGTGGACAATCTCCAACTTCAATAAATATTCTTTTCATCATTTGAGAGAAAATATCTCCCGTTGTTTTAATTGTCCCCAAAAAATCGCCTCATTTCTTCTTCTTCAGATAGATACGTCCATTGTTTGGCATCATATCCAGCAGCATTACCTTTTTTAGCTTGTTTGTTGTATTTGCTTTCTTTGTTCTTCTCAAATCGTTCTTGGTCTGCTTTTAAGTCTTCAATGTTATATATACGGTTGTCATGCCAACGCTTTAAGATAGCCTTGATATAACTGATATTTCTAACTCCTTTATCAAGTGCTAGCTTGATTGACTCAAGTATCATCTCTTTAGGTTGCTTAGATACTTCTGACCAATCTTCATAGATAGCTTGAATTTCTTCATACAGATAAGGGGATAAAGGGGGTAAGCTGCCAACGTTTGACTCCCAAAACTCATATATCGATCCAATTTCAGTTGGCCTAGTAGTAGTAGTTATATTATAGTTAGTATTGTTATTATTAGTATTGTTATTATTAGTATTTGTTAGTGTGCGATTATCCAATATACGATTTTCGCACATAGGATTTTCGCACATAGGATTTTCGCACATAGGATTTTCGCACATAGGATTTTCTGATAGGATCCAAGCATTTTCTCTAAAATACCCTTTGTCATCTTTTTTTCTCTCGCGTCTCAAATATCCTTGCTTTTCAAGCTCTTTTATCCCACTTTTTAAGCTAGATAATCCATCTGTTGAATGCTTTACGACTTCCGATTCGTAAAAATCCCACTCATCGGCCTGTGACCATAGGTAAACGAATAAGCCTTTAGCTTTCCATGATAAATTTGTGTCGTTGAGTACTGCATTATCAACTGTTGTAAATCCATTTTGACGTTGTTTCCTGATCCTCATTTTTCATCATTCCTTTCTAATGGGCATCCCAACCATCCAGCACTGTAAGTTCACTGACTTTGGTATAATTAACGTATCTCCTAATGAAAGGCGGTGTAATAATGGTTGAACATATTTCTGATAGAGAATTGGAATATTTAAAAGATGGTGATTTTCTCCTTCTTCAAATTAATTACGATAAAGCTATAAAAAAAGGAAAATCAGACTTTGAGATACATCACTCTGGTTTTGAAGGTAGCCCACATTTTGAAAAACATATCCGCCAATTTGCTTTTCAAAATAATTTAAGCTACGACTTACAAGGCGTGTATATTAAATTCCATATTCTTTAACCAGATAAAATGCTCTATTGCTTGAACTTTCGAATTCTTCTGTATCAACTATCATCTCGATTACTAATGCAGGATATTTATTTTGTATTGTTCTTTCTTGTGTTATTCTTTGATAAAGTATTCCTTGATAATCGTTACTTTCGATAATTGTTACTCCAAAATAGTTTCTGAGAGTAAAAGCAAAATTCAAATCATTATTCTTTATAACGAGTGCCTTTAAGTTTAGTTCTGGGTACTCGTTTTTTAATTCTTGAAGTTTGTTTTTAATTTTCATTTGATTTCTCCTAAAAAATTATGTCCTTACCTTCGTTTTCTAAAATGAATTTAGATAACTTTTCTTGTGCTGCTTCTAACTTTGGTAGCCAAATTTTAAATCTTGTTTCTTGTGGGATTGTTGTTATTTCTTCTTTGAAAAGCATTAATTTACAAACATTTATATCTTCTTTTAGTTCAATTAATTCACTTAACGTCATTACTTATCACTCCTAATAAATTTCGATATCGTTAGCGTCTATGAACGCTGTTATTTTCTTTGTTCGTCTACAATACTCACAAACTCCACAACGTTTAGGTTCTGTTTCTCCATTCATAACTTCAAAAATATGATCTTGATTCTTCTTTATAATTTCCAAACTCTCATTCATGTAATATTGAGCGTCTGGACTATTGAAACTGTAAGCCTCATGATCTGGCGGTGTTTGCTTACTAACCCCAAATATGAACGGTTGACAATCTACGTTGAATGTTTGCTTAATCAGTTCTTTATAAACAGCCATTTGCATGTAATAACCGTATGCACTGATGAAATTTGTATACCTGTTTAAATCTTCGCTCCAGTGTTTCTTGTGGAGGTCTTGATTTGTCTTGATATCGCAAAAGTAACCATCATTAAGCATTAAGCTATCAATCTTACCTTTCCATTTATGGCCGAATATATCTCCAGTAACGATTACTTCTTTCTTGCCTGGCATGTAGATGTTCTTAAAAGCTTCGTCTTCGTCAAGTGCTTTTATCATTTCGTCGCCCTTAACAAAATCTTTCTTGATTCCTTTCTCTGGGTTTCCGTACTTGAATAATGATTTTTTATTTTGTTCTAAAAAGCTTTCGTAAGCTTCTTTACTCTCAAAATACGAGTGAACATAATTACCAAGTAATAAAGCTGTTGGATCGCTTACTGGTTTCCATTCTTCTTTGAGTTTTGCCAGTGCTTGAGCTTCACAATTAAGAAAGTCTTTAAAGAGTGATACACTCATATATTTCCAACTGGTATCATGGTTGTAATAATTTTCTTGTGTCAACTCCATAAGTTCCACCTACTTAATTAATCCAAACTCATCAAACAATTCTGTTTGATTTTCATTTGTGTCTACTTCTGTTTGTTCTGCATCTGACTCAGTATCTTCAATAACTACTTCATCAGTCTTTTCTTTTGGCTCTTCAACTGGTTCGGGTTTAGTTTCTTCTGGCTTGTTTAAAGCTTTGTTAATAAGCTCATTTGCTTGTTTCTCTTGAGCTTGAATTTCTTTAGGCTCTTCACGTTCAAATTCGTTTTCTGTTGTATTGTTGATAGCTCCAGTTAATAAGTCGCTATCATCACTTGTATTGATAAACATCTTGGCAGCTCGATTTAAAACAGTTCTCTTTGCCATTTCTTGGCCAAAATTTTGTTGAACTTTATTGTTTTTGTTCCTTGATTGTTGCCATGATTTATCAATTTCTTCTTTTGTCATCACTGTATAATTGATTGACCCATCTTCTAACTTGATCATTGCGAACGCTCCTATAATTGGTTTGTTCATATTCTCAAATTTAGGTTCAAACTTAGTAACGATCATTTCCATATCTTCATTTGAGCCAATCTCGAAAACGTCGCCCTCATGGATCACTTCAGCCTTAACCTTGCTTACGTTAGTCAACCGTTTTAATGCTGCGACCGTTCCAAAATATGATCGTTGCATCTGCAGCTCGTTACCGTAAACGATAAAGTAGCATTGAGTTTTGGCAGGACTTAAACCTTGAGTTACCATGTCAAGTAAAGCATTGGCTATACTCTCTTGAGTTGCTTTCTCAATGCCATATACCTTTTGTAAAGTAAAAAATGCTGAACTCAATGCGTTCTTCACACTGTATTGTTCCGGCAATGCTAAGCCTTCACCTTCTAAAACTTTGATACGCTTGCCTACTGCCTCTGTAATACCTTTTTGCATTTTAATTAATTGATTCATTTCATTTCCTCCTTGATTCCTAACTCACGTTCTAACCAACCTTGATTGTTAAGGTATTCTTGCCTTTTACATTCAAGGTATCTATCATCTGGCAAGGCTATCGGATCTTTGCCAAATGAATATTCAATAGCTTTGTCTGTTTCCTGTCTGTCCATTGCTTGTATCCTCCGTTAGTGGTATACTTTAAGTAATTCAATTAACTAAACTCCTTAGAGAGTTATATCTTCTTTACGTCTAGCCCAGAACTTTATGCTCTGGGCTTTTTTGTTTCAATCAAAAAATGTTCCATCTTTGATTGCATCTACCACGCCATGTAGCGTGTATCCACCTAATGCAGACAAGCCTATTAATACAATGTAATCCGTGGTTGTTAGTTCGATCATTTTCCATCACCTTCCTTACGCTTCTTGTTCCATCTATAAAGATCTACACTGCATGCAAATGCCATACATGCAAACATTCCGTATATGCACCACATATCATTTACCTCCTTAAAATAGATTTTCTTGTGCATTTCTAAGCTCTATTTCTTCTTTTAGTTCAAATGGTGGATACCAGTTGCTAATAAAGTTTTTAGCTTTATCAAAATTTTCTTTCTTAAGATCTTCGTAACGTGAAATCACAAACTTCTTTTTCAAGCTATGCTCTAAAGCTCTGAATGTTTTTCTTGATAAAGCCTTATCTTTATAAGCATTGCTGCCCTTACCGCCTAAAGCCTTAACTGCTTTCTTATTTCTGGCAACCCCAAGCTTGTATCTTTGGTCAGAGTCAATTTCTGACTTGTTTTGAATTTCGTCAATGCTCTTTTCAAGTTTTCCAACACGTTTATCAAGCCTTAATGTAACTTGCATCGTTAAAGCCAATTTTTCTTCTGGCGTTTGTGGTAACTCTTGTCTTACGATTTGTTCCATTTTGTTAAATGCTTCAATGTACTTAAGTTTGAACTCCATAGCCTTTGAGCCTGTAAATCCCATAGCCAATAAAGTAAATCCGTCTCTGTTCATGTAATACATTGGTTGTTGCTGATTTCTACTATTTAAATAGCTATCTTCAATAAACATTTTTCTCACGGTCGAATTTTCGGCAGTGAGTTTTCTGACTGTTTCCATGACATGCTTGTGTTCTTTTCCAAAAATTTCAGCTACTTTTAAACTTGTTGTAACGACTTGCTTGTCGTGCATGATTACTAAATTGTTCATTTGTGTTCCTCCTTAAATTTCAAAATTTTCTTTTAAGAAACGTCTAACTTCTTCGCGATCAAACCGAATTGAACTGGTTGACCATATTTGCTTCTTCAAGCCCATTGCAATCCATTCGTTTAAACGATCTTGTCCAATTCCTAAAGATTGCTTAAGTTGTTCTTGAGTTGGATAAGGTGGCAAATCGTATGTGTCAGTCATTAGATTCATACGTGCATCAAACGCCTTGAGTGCTTGACTGACAATTTCGTTTGCCACTTCCTTTGCCTCAATTTTTATCGGAACTGTAACTTCCATGAATTACACCTCCTTTTTTTCGATCAGCTCTTCAATAACTCTTGTTCCGATGTAATCCCGCCTTTAATTAAACATATCGTTTAACTTTAGCTTAAAATTTTTTCAAGTGGAACGTTTAAAAAACGTGCCGTCTTGATTGCTATTTCAACACTTAAGTTCCTACTTCCGTTTAATAATTGGCTTAAGTATGTAGTTGTAACTCCAATATTTTCAGCCACAAACTTTTGTTTCAAACCTCTACTCTCAAGCTCTTCTTTTAAAATAGAGTTTGCATTTTCTTTCAACAAGGTCATGTTCTCACCTCCTTTAATTAAACATATCGTTTAACTTTATACTATTATTATACTAAACATTCTGTAAAAGTAAATACCTTTTTTAAACTTTTTGTTTAAAATTGTGTATTTTCTGTTTAACCAATATATAATATAGTATATAAATTTAGATGGGAGGTTATCCTATGTCGGTTGAATTAGGTAAAAGATTAGAAAATCTAAGAGAAAGTAAAGGTTGGAATAAAACTTATGTATCAAAGAAAATTGGTTTAAAAACAATGCAAACATATGCTAATTATGAATACGGTAGCAGAGAACCGGATCTTGAAACTTTGAAAGAATTGGCTGAATTATACGGTGTTTCTGTTGATTACCTGCTCGGAAAACCCACTCAAACTGAAACCGTCAAGACTGCCGATATTGAGGACGATAGCATTATCTTTACTTACGAAGGCAGACAGATTCCAAAAGAGGATTTAGAGTTTATGAGGCGATTGATGAGAGGCACACGTAACGACTTGAAATAGTGGAGGTATATTATTGTGGTTGACGATATAATATCATATCTGAATAATATTGCGATTAATAATAATATACGTGTTATCTGGGAACACTTTGACCCATATACTCCATCCGGTGCATCTTACGAAGATATGTGTGTTGTGATGAATTTAGACTGGCATAAACAACATGAATTGATTTTCCAGTACGCCCACGAACTATCCCACATAATACGCGGGGATAAATCGGACTTAGCCTTTTACAACACGTCACGTAACAATAAATCAGGTATTGAGTATCAGACAAATGTAATCGCCGTTAGGTTGTTAGTACCTTTTTATTGCAATGATACAGATATTAAAGATATAAGCGTTTATGATTTTATTAGACAGTACTGCATACCTGAATATTTGGTTGACGTTGCTACTGATGAAATAACTAAGTTTTTTAATGAAAGAAATGCAAATAAACACTACATATAAATTATATAACCCGTCGAAATCGACGGGTTTGAAAATGCCTTAAAAAGAACGTATATTCTAACGGAGGTTCAAACAATGACTAAAATCAAAAAATACATTAAAAAAGACGGCTCTAAGGCTTACATGTTTAACTTGTATCTAGGAACTGACCCAGTAACCGGAAAACAGCGCCGAACAACAAGGCGTGGATTTAGGACAATAGCAGAGGCAAAGGCCACATTATCAAGACTTGAATTAGAGGTTATGGAAAACGGACTACCTACAAGCAAGCGCAAAATTATGACCTTTGAGGAGGTTTATAAAATGTGGTTTGAGCAATACAAAACGACCGTTAAGGAAAGTACTGCATACACTCAAAACAATATTATAAACGTTCAAATACTCCCCTATTTTGGAGCTTTAAGAGTAGATAAGGTAGATACTGCATTTTGTCAAAAACAAGTTAATCGAATGTTCAAAACTTCCAAAAACTATAATAATATTATCAACTTAACACGCCGGATTTTTGATTATGCCAAAGTGATGAAACAAATTAAAGTTAATCCTATGAACGACGTTATAATTTCGAAGAAACGAAAGACTTTAGATGATACTGATAAGCAAGTGAATTTTTACACTAAAGAACAATTAAGAACATTCCTAGAAACATTAAAGAAACATTCTACATATCAAATGTATGCAGTATTTAGAGTTCTTGCTTTCACTGGTATCCGTAAAGGTGAGTTAGCTGCATTAAAATGGTCTGACGTGGATTTTAACAATGGAACCATTACGATAGATAAAACTGTCGCGATTGATAGTAACGGAGGCTTGCATATACAAACGCCTAAGACACGTAAAAGCATACGTACTATATCAGTTGACGATACCACTTTAAACGCTCTTAGAACGTGGAAAAACGAACTCAGAAAAGAATTATTTAAACAAGGTAAAAACATAGATAAAGGCGACGGATTCATCTTTCATAGAAATAACGGAAATTTCATAAACAAATACATTGACCAGTTTCTTCCGTCTTTTTTGAGAAAATACGATCTTCCACCAATCAAACCGCATGGATTCAGACACACTCATGCATCGTTATTATTTGAGAGTGGAGCAAGCATTAAAGAGGTTCAAGATAGACTTGGCCATGAAAACATAAAAACAACCATGGATATCTATACTCATGTTACACAATCAGCTAGAGAGAAAACGGCAGAAAAATTTGCTAAATATATTGATTTTTAATCAATACGTATTCAATTACATATTCAAAACAAAAATAGACACTTATAAAAGTGTCTATAATCGTTTATATATCAATGTTTTTTGACGTAATTATATTTTTGTATGGATTAAATTTTAATTTTAAATGTGCTATTTTTTGAGCTTTTCCACGCCTTTCTGTAACTAGCATTTTAACACAAAATAAGATTTTTAGTTTTCTGTATTTTTCTGTGGTTTGCTGATTAACGTATTCAACTCGTATTCAAAATAAAAAAACTCCACCTTTTGAGCGGAGTTTGTTTTTTTATGATAATTCGTTCATTATGTTCATTCCTTTCTACAATACGAAACGTTTACCACATTCGTTACATACATAATCAGTTTTCTTTGTTTTCTTGCCGGCAAAACCTGCTAAAGCCCCAACACCACCAGTCAGGATGACACCACCAACAGCCTTACCAGTTGAGAATCCTTTTTTGTGGATACTTAAAGCCTGGATATTCTTAGAACCACAATTAGGACATTTGAATTTATTTTTTTGTGCTTGGACTTTGAAATCTTGCATAGCTTGATTTTCAGCCTTTAGCTTTTCCTTTTCAGCTTTAGGAAGTTTAAAGTAGTCTATTGTCGCACATGTAAGGAAAATAATCATAAATCCTAATAGGCCAAAAATAATATTTCCGATTACCGGGATAACTGTTCCAACTATTGCAAAGATTATCGCAACGGTTAAGATTAATTTTTTGTGATTTTTATAAACATTGTCAGGCATAATATTTTTCCTCCTTAATAAATTCTTCCGTTTTTTAGAAAATCGTTGATTGATGATAAAGTATAATGTTTTATCTCTCCGTCTTCAAACTCAGCTATCGCCCATGTTCCTTCGACTCTTAAAATTTCACCGATACCTTGACGTGTTTTTACATGCTTTCCAATATACTTGTGCAATTCTTTGTTTTGACGTGCCATCTCCTCTTTGTGTTCACGTTCTCTTCTTTCTGCATCTAACTTGTTTCTATCAACAAAATTCTTTATGGTATATCCATCTTTCTCAAGTTCCAATATGCTACCGTGTGGGATTCTTTTAAAAACGTTATCCAAAACGTATGAACCATTACTAATATAAGCCCATCCTGTTTCGCCTACTTCTGCATCTCTTACTTTAATGTATTCTGTTTCTTCTAATTTCATTGTTATTTCCTCCTAGTTTTGTATATCTTCTTTACATCTATTATTATATCTCATTTGAGCTATATTGTAAATATTTTTTTCAATTATTTTTAAAATACTCATCTAACTTTTTGATAATTTTAATTGTAAGATTATCAAAATTTCGCTTACTTCTTCTTAAATCATAAATAGTTGACGTACTAACTCCAGTTTTTTTCTGAATGTCGTAAGCGCTGTAATTACTATCCATTACTTTATTTTTTATTTCATCAATATCCATTGAATAACCTCCTAAATTTTAGAAACCTTTAACAACTGACTTTGGAGCCCACATTGTGATATTTCCGAAATCAGTTTCAAAGCATAATAACAATGCTTTTTCTGTTTCACGTTCTACTCCAATGTTATAAGCTAATTGAGCGCCTTGTAATTCTGCTTGGTCAAGGTTCTTTTCCATTAACCAAACTGGAATACCTTTGCTACCCAACCAGAAGAACTCTGGTCCATTATATTCTTTCTTTTGATGAGTTAATTCATATAATGCACTCTTAAATGCAGTATCACTCATTTTCTTTCGCCCTGCTTTAGCCATAGTCCAAACTTTCTTAAGGGCTAATTTCAAGGCGATTATATAATCGCCCACCTTTTCTACAATTTTTTTAGCAAGCTTATGCGCTTGCTTCATTAAATTTTTCTTGCTCATTTCAATTACTCCTCCTAGTTTTTATATCTTCCTTACATTTATTATTATATCTCATTTGAGCTATAATGCAATAGTTTTTTTATAAAAAAGTGCAAAAAAATAAGATCCTACAATTTAGTAGGATCTGTTTAGTCAGTGCACCAACACTGTAGCACCTGCAACTATATTATATCAGTATAAGCTGTTGTTATCAATTTTAAAAGCATAAAAAAATAAGCCTACCAAGGTAGACTTAAAACATTATTCAAAATTGCCCCAGCTATTTACACGCTTGCCATTTACACTTACGCCAGTTGGTAAGTAACCAAATTGACCGTTTCCTCTAGGTTGCCTAATCCATACGTATCCCCCACTATGTGCAAATGCGTCGTATTCAACTACTGAGCCTTTAGATAGTACTGCGATTTCACTTGAACTTGTTGTGGCTCCCCAACGTAAGACAATACCTTCATCAACAGTGATAGTAAACTTGCCACTTTCTTTGAACCACTTAACACCTAAGTCATCAGTCCATGAGTCATACTTAACATCATTCTGGCTAGGAGCTGGAACTGGTTTAGGCGTTTCAATTTGTGTTTTTTCATCACTAGGTTTAGCAAACTTATCCCAAGCATTGGCATCCAAATACCAAATAGAACGGTCCATGTCTCCTCCTGTATATTGCCAACCAGCAATAGAACCAAAAGCATCACTAGATACAGACATATCAGGTACTGTCCAAGAGTTCCAGTTCATTGATGCATATTTAGCTACCCAAACAGCGCAATCTTTGGCACAATTAGCCACTTGATTTAATGCAGATTCTGAAACGTAAATTACACACCATACACCAGTTAAACGGTGTACTTCATCTACGAATTGGCGAACCCAGTTGGTATTGCCAAATGCTGAATTTTGGTATTTTTCCCAGTCAATCACCAGCATACCTTGACCAACATAATTTTTGATGTTATCGATGAAATACTGTGCTTCTGCTACTGGATTACCACCACCAGCATAATGATACAAGCCACGCTTTTTACCGAGTTCTCCAGCTAGATCCCATTGATGATTGCACTTTGGATTAACATATCCGGTGCTTTGAGTAGCCTTCACAATTACTCCTTGAGCATGTGGATCACGGATAATACTATCATCTGACCCTGAATAAACGTCTACTGTGTACATAACCATGCTATTTATCCTCCTTAATCTTAACTGTTGGTGTTAAATCTGATTTTTCGTAAGCTGATTGAACCGCGGTGTGGATAACTTGTGAATCAAGCTTATATCCTTGTTTTTTCATCACATCATTAACAATCATACTAGCTTCATCAAACTTTTCACGTCCGCTTTTATCTTGGCCGACTAAACTTGTAACTGCCATATCTGCCACTCGTTCAAGCAACGTCCACAATGCTTTTGACTGTTCGGTGGATGCATGTTCAGCCTTATTATCTAAAACCGGCTTGAGTTGCTTGAGTAAAAAAATAGCCAGTACAGATACTAGCCCTGTCTGTACTAGCCATTCGATAATATCATTGATAATTTTCACTTTGTATCACCTTCTAAATTTCCGATTCGGTTTTCGTGTTCAATCAACTCATCATGGTGTCTACTAACTTCATCTCTCAATTCCTCTAAGCTTTTGTGTTGCTCTTCAAAATTGTTGTTGAGTTGTTTGATCGTATTGTTTAGTTCTTTAAACTGTTGTTGTAGTGGGAATGTTCCAACAATAATTGCGTTGTTTATCACTTTGGCTCCATGTTTAACCAGCCAATACACCCCACTAAAAAAGACAGAAGCAGCAGCCAACATCGACGCAATTTCCGTCCATGAATATCCTAATAATGAATGCACATATACTCACCTGCTTTTATTTTTAATCCTACCCACCCACCCTGTCATTATCTTAAACTGCTGGATTTGCTACTGGTACATCATAATCTTGACCGGTAATTTCTTTAAATTGTTCCTTGCCAAAATAATGAACTTGAACAGCTAAACGACAATCATCTACGCTAAATAATCCTAATGGATAATATTCCTTAAACATTGTATACATCACTTCGTCCATGTTATTTTCCTCCCTTATTTAGATCCATTAATTGTTTTGTTAAACTTGTATTGATCTTTTGTTGTTGTACATTTGCTGTTTGTAATTGCATAACTTGCTTAGTTAAAGATGCTAACGTTTGTTGATCTTGAGTTGGTTCTGGTTTAGGCTCTGAAGTAGCATGCTTTTGCTTCCATTCTTCTTCTGTTAAACCATTCCAAGAATATGTGTTTTCATTCCAAGTTGGGCCATACAAGCCAACACTGTTGTTATCTACTGGTTTTACTGTTGTAGCATTAGCTGGAATTTCTGCAGTATCTTCAATTACATCATAGCCAGCAAATTCTTTTGTGATACTATTATAAAAATATACTTGCTTCATTTGTTCTCCTCCTAGTGTTCTATCAATGGAATTGACGCTTGAATATACATTCCCGATGTATCTGGTTTGTAGAACGTACATTTACCAGTCCCGTTGTTGATGTTCATATAGCCAATTCCTTTATTGTCTGTGCGCCCAACTATTGAATTATAATCAAGTTTTTTTGAGATTGATATTGGTAAATAGCACGATCCGTTACCATCACCAGTAATATACATCGTTAATGAAATTTCGCTGCCATCATTTTTGATTTTGTAAGAGTTGGAATTACCAATCCCTTCTAAATTTAAGAAGCTCTGTGGTTGGCTCCAAAGCAAACCATTGTTTACTTTATCAAAGTTTTCTTTAATTTTTTCTGGTCCATTTGCCATTTCAGAAAAAATAGGTTCAAAATTTATTGCCATGTTTGTTCCTTCTTTCTTTTTTATTTGCGCCATTCTAGGCGTTGTGTATGTTGATCAATATTGTTGGCACGTAAGTCAGATGGGCCTGTTGGTTTGCTAAAGTAACCAGATCCACCGGCAAGAGTGCTTCCTCCTTTACCATCTCCAGCCTTAGCAGCAGCATCATCAACATCACCTAAACTAATTTTAATTACTTTATTCTCACTTCTTAAATACCAGTCACCATACTTGTAGAAAGGTACAGCGTTCATGTAAAAATTACGTGGTATACGGACAACAATTGAATTATTGTTCGCATACTCAGCTTCACAAGGAACTAATTTAGTTAAAGTTTCACCAAATGAACCAGAAGCAAAACCACCAATTTCAGTACCAATCGCGTTTTCATAGTAGAATACAGTTGGTTTAGGATAATCTTTCTGATTGTGCATGATTGTGATCTTGTAGCCATAAAGCAAATCTTCCAAGCTGTCAGCTGTTACTATACTTGCGTTACGTTCAGCAGCCATACCATTGGATAGCGCGATAACGTTAGTGCCATCTGGGACTTCATCCTTATGTTTAACACGAATTTGCCAAACAGCTCCATGCCCATCATCATAGTTATTCCAGCCTTTTGTAATTGCAAGATCACCTGCAGCTAGTGGAGCATAGTCTTGCATGGTTGGAACATCACTGAATTGCCATGCTCGATCGTGAAACTGAGCTTGCTTTAATGTTTCCTGGATCTGCTTTGTCATCTCTAGCAATTGGTTATAGCGGACATATAACCCATTCTTAGGGTCGTTGACCTCTGCCATTGCATCATTTAACGACTGCTTGTACTTAGCCAACCATTCACTGAATTCTCGGTTATATGTTTCGCCTTTCTCGTTAAGTTCGTCCTTGATTGTGTTGCCTTTATTAGTTACTTGATCAAGGATCTTCTCTAATTCATCAATGTAATCTCTGCCAGCGTTTCCGATGTGTGCAAAAAATTGATCATCGATAACGTTAAAATCCATATCAACAGTTGATACGGTTGAACCGTCCTTGCCAATGAATCTGATATAAAATTGTTGCCAGTGACCGGGGACGTTGAACGTGCGTTCATCAAAGTGCAGTGTTGCTCGTCCTAACATAATTTGGTCGTTACGATCATCGCCTTTTACTGGATAGATATGTTTGTGTACATGCCCTTGGTTGTCTACACCGCCATACTCGTACTTCCAGCCACTCATATTAACTGGTAGCCCGTTACTGGTAATGTACACAGGCAAATGGTCGTCTGTGTCTCCTACACGGCCGTTAAAATAGCCGCTAATATCTAAGATTTGATCTTGATATCGCGTTAGATCAAGCGTTAGCCGTGCTTTCTCTCGTAGTGCCATTTACTAAACCTTCTTCCTTATTGTTTGTCTATAGTGTCTTCATCAAGCCCATAGGAATTCAAAAAGCCATCTACTTTGTCCTGCTTTGAAGCTAACAGTTCAAAGCCTTTTGCTATAGCTTCCCGAACATCTTTGCCGTATTGTGCCTTACGAATTGTTTCAGCAATGTGCTTCATCTCATCGGTAGTAGCCATTTAACTTTCTCCTTTCAACTTATCAACTTCGGCCTTTAGTGCATCGAAATCCGCTTGTGATACATATCCCGCTGGAATTCTATCATTGATAACCGTTTGTAGTTGTTTTATATCAAACTTAAGCTGTGTTACATCTTCACTGCTTGCTCCATTCTGAATGATTGTAGTAGTGCTCGATACGTTAGATTGCCCACTTGCTTGAACTTCAGCTACACGGCCAACAATAACCTTGACACGTTCTAAATCTTGACCCTGTCGGTTTGTTTCTGCCTGATAATCAGTTAATCCTAGTGACTTATCGCCAATAGTTAATGTTGATTTGTGTGGCCTTAAAAGATCAATTTCCTTCTGTACAACTCGTAATAACTGAGATTGTGCAACATAGGGGTTGATAAACATATAGCGGTCAGCAACTTTAAAATGGTTGAAATTAGGCAAATTCAACTCAATCGCACTAACTTGCCAATTTTCTGGAACTCGCTGTGCATCTATCCATGCTTTGGCTTGACTCATTAAAACGTTAGTGTCAGTTACTTCGTTAAACTCAACCGTGCCGCAAATAATACCAAATTCTTTCTGCAAATCTGGTATATCGATATAATCACGTCCCTCGTTGACGCTAGTGATTGTTAGTTTGGGTTTAGCAGCATTTGAATCGCTGATCTCATCCTTTTTATTCTCATCTTTAGATTGTGAACCATCACCACCGCTTTTTATCAACGCTTGTGGGTCTAACCATGTCCCATCATTCGTAAATGATTTTCTGACAGCTTCATAAAAATCGGCTTTAGTAACGCCAACGTGTAAATGACTGGTGTCTCTCCAACCAATAACATCGCCGGTTTTGACTTTATCACCAACGTTTACCCGAATTTGCCCAGCACTGCTAAACGCCTCCTGATACACAATGTTAAAGCCATCAGTACTATGTGTCACGACGTAGCTACCAAGGCCACCCATATAGCCTTTGAAAACCACTGTGCCGCCATGAATAGCGTGTATTTCACTACCCGGATGATCTACAGATCCAAAATCTAAACCATCATGGAACCCGTTAGGCCTAAATTCACCGCCAGGATGAACGCCAAATAATTGGCCGCCAGAAAAACTACCTTCGCCAACGCTAGGAAATGGCCACCCCCAGCTGTTTGATGTTGTTGTTGTCGTGGTATCACTAACAGGCCCGTTAACTCGTCGTGTACCAGTTGGGCCCCAACCGCCAGCGTGTGAGATATCAGCTAACCAATTAGAGTCATTAAACAATGCTAAAAGCTGATGAAAACCTTTATGAATATCTTCATATCCTTGTACCTTCCAAACATCAAATGTTGGTTGAATATACTGAAGCAAACCAGTTGATGGGTGGCCTGCTGCTGCATTACTGTCCCAATTGTTCGTAACAGTCTCACTACCGCCAGACTCTTGATTAATACGTCTTAAAACAGCGCTTAAGCCGTTCTGATCAAGGTTAACATTCATCATCTTTGCAGCATGCTTAATTGCTTCAGTCCAATCACCATTGATAGCGGTAGTCGCACCGCCACCAGCCGTTACTGTTGAGTTTTCACCATCAACTTCAACTTTGTTACTTTCTAATTGTTTCCCCAAAGGTATAAGTCTAGTTATAACTTTTGTAGGATCAATTGTAAGACTTGCAGATTGCATATTGACTGCTAACTGAATAGGCGTATCGTTCTTATGATCACTACCAATATCAGTTACATAGTCAAGCACATTCGGTCCACCTGGCCTGTATTCTGTTACTAGATAGCCACCTAACTCGTTAATTAGCTTGTCTTTGATTGCATCCCGTGTTTTGGGATAATCGATTTGTCGATAAGCATCATCCTTATTGTTAGTAACGTTACAGTTACGCAACTTAAATTGCTTATACTGTGGTACTTGACTATTATGAACATCCAGTAGCGACTGCAGAAACTCTTTTGGTTTCAATCCGACGGCTTCGTAAAACCGCTGAACGCTATCAAGCAGATATGCTTCGATATCCTCGAACGTGTATGTTCTAATAAAGTTCCCGCTTGATTGCATTTCTTTCTTTGGCTTGATTGCTCGGCCTCGAAACAACAGTTTATCATCATCATAGACTTCAACATGTGTGTGCATTGGTCTGACGTTATCAAACAACAAACTATCACGATTTACAGTGAGTTCCAGATCATCAATATCGGTTTCTTTGATCGTCAACTTGCCTTCGCTAACCGTGCGATTAACTCGTTGATCAAGCACGATAAAGCCATTCTTATCGGTAGGCTCGTTATATCCAATAATCCGATACATTAAACCATCTCCTCACGTTTAAAGATAAATTCAATCGTGCCGTTGCCAAACAAATTGATTTTGTTATCACCAATTACAAGCACTACCTGTGTTTGCTTGTAATTGCCATCATTTAACGATACTTCGCCAAAGCTTCCTTTTGCCTTGACGTTACCAGTTACCACAAAAGACGATAAAACTGGCCGTGAGCCAATATTTTTAACATTGACGTCCTGACTGCCATTGACACTGAACTTGACTTGTTGCCACAGCCAGTGAGGGAAGAAAACATCATCCCAGTAATCAGCACCTTCGTTGTGGTTCGTGTAAGCATACGGATATGCAGTAAACACGATTGAAGCTTCAAGTGTTTCGTTATCACTATTATCGTTAACTTCAACACTCTTGCACTTAGCCCACCAATAATAAGTCGGCTCGTGTGTATCAACTAGTTTATCCCAATTGTGCGGCATTAATTGCCGTTTTAACTCTTGTTCAAAGCCTTTACGATTATAATATTTTTCGCCAACATACAGCAGCTTGTAAGTGATCTCGCGATTGTTGAAAAAACGTTCGTTATCAATCATCGAAAAATCGTAGCTTCCTTGGCGATACGGCACGCTTTCAGTAATCTCCTGTTCTTCAGGTGTTGGAGCTGTTCTCTCAGTTAACCACCAGCCGTTCAAGCGTGTATCGTAATTGTTAAAGATAAAGCCTTCGCTTGCTATGTTTGGTTTAGCTTCCTCATCTATAGGATCAAGGTTTCTAAACTCATACTGCATCAACTCCACCTACCTTTCAAATTTACACGATTTCCTAAGCGATTATCGTATCTATCGTACGTACTTCCAACAAGCACATCACCATCTAGATAGATATCCTGTTGCTTATCTGCTATCTTCCGCAATAGACTGTTGTTCTCCTGTGCCATAGTAGGACTATCAATCGTCAAGTTATCACTGAAAGTCCCACCAAAGCTTACTAAGTGTTGTCTATATAGATTTTGCCTAGCACTCTGTAAAGCACTCATTGTAGCCATGAAGTTCCTTGCATCTGGGCTTGGTACTGTGATTGTTCCTAAATTGCTAGATACTGCATCAGAAACTGCACCAGCCATATTAGATACATTTTTCTTGACTGCTTCAAATTGGCCTTGTAACCCTTTGTTAAAGCCGGTCATGATTGCGATACCGGCGGGAATTAACAACTTACGGTCATAACTGATTGGCCCTTTATGTTTCTTGATCCATGAACCGATCTTGCCAACGAAAGACTTAACTGTCTCCCATACTGATTGCAAGCCTTCAAGGAAAGAGTTCATAATCGCTCTACCTTGTGTACTTAAGTCAATGTGAACGACTGACTTGATAAAGTTTACACCAGCGTTAAATACGTTCTTAATCGTGTTCCATACCGTACTAACAACAGATCCCAAGCCATTCATTACGGCTGTTATCACGCTTCTAACGCCATTGATCCCAGCGCTCACAACTGATGTAATGCCATTCCAAACGGCGGTAGTAATTGAAACAATCGTATTCCATACCGCTTCCCAATTACCTTGGATAGCTTGTGTAATAGCTTGAATTATGCTTGCTACTACGTTAATAGCTGTTGAAATTACAGTTACAACCATATTCCATACAGTTTGTGCAACTATTACAATCGTGTTCCAAATCGTTGACCAAACTATTTGAATGATCATAAGTGTCGCTTGAATAATTGATGAAATCATTGTTATCCCAGTCTGTACAGCTGCTGTAATCACACTCCATACAGTTTGTGCAACTATTACAATCGTGTTCCAAATCGTTGACCAAATCGTTTGTAGTACTGTCATAGTGGTTTGAATTACTGTTGATACAACATTGATTCCTGTTTGAACTACTGTTTTAATCGCATTCCACATAGTAGTTATAACTGTTACCAAGCCACTCCAAATAGGTGTAGCTACCGCAACAATTCCTTGCCATAGGCTTGAAAAGAACGTTGACAAGCCATTCCAAATTGTTTGAGTAATGGAAACAATTCTTTGCCACAAAACCATAAAGAATTCTGTTAACGAGTTCCATAAGTTCTTGAATGCATCAATGATTGGCGATACTGCTTGAATAAACCCATTCCAAGCTGTTGTAAATACATTAACGATTGAATTCCACACACTTTGCGTCACCGAAACAATTCCTTGCCATAAACTTGAAAAAAAGCTGGTTATACCGTTCCATCCACTTTTAACTTTGTCAACAGCTGTCGTAAACGTGTTCGCTATTGCACTCCATACGTTTTGAGCAATTGAAACTAGCTTTTGCCATGTGTTGCTTAAGAATTGGGTAAATGCTTGCCACGCCTTTTGACCGGTTTTTGTTTGTGTAAAGAACCACACTAAACCAGCAACAACTGCAGCAATACCGGCAATTAATACAATCCAAGGATTTAATCCTAGTAGTGTAAAGAATGCCTTGATAGAGTTCTTTGCAGCGGCTACCGACCGCGCGAACGTTTGCATTTTCTGTAATCCAGTTATTAACGATGTAATACCACTTACAGCAGCCTGAGTGCCTTTGAACGCTCCAATAAAAGTAACTATACTAGCCGCCAAAGGTCCAAGCCAATCTTTATTTTGCTTAACGAAATTAAAAATACTTGACAGGGTTTTTAAAATTGTCGATGCTGCTTTTGTAGCGACTGGGCCTATTGCTGTAAATGCTCCATTGATTGCATATTTAAGGCTATCTAATTGTTGAGCAATAGAACCAAATCCAGCTTTTGCAAATCCTTTGTCAATAGCTGTAACCATAGTAGCTAAATTTTTAACTACGGAATTTTTTAAGTTAGCCAACGACGTCGCTATTCCGGCACTATTTTTCTTTGCTAAACTAGCAAAGCCATTTACTCCACCATTTAGCTTGATAAATCTATCGTTTAATTGGCCGACAGTTATTTTACCTTTCTGTAAAGCATCATATAAATCTGTTTCAGCTGATTTTCCAGTAAAGCCAAATGAATTAGCTACCTTACGTAAGGCGATAGGCATCGTTTCCATTAACGTTCGCCAACTCATCATATCAACTTTGCCGGTAGATAACATTTGTGTATATTGTGTAAGCCCACGGCTTGCATCTCCAACACTTGCACCACTAGCCAAGAAAGCATTGTTAAGTGCCAAAGCTGATTTCGCCGCTTTTTGAGAACTACCAACAAGAGGCGCTAACTGTTGAGCATTTGAGGTGATTTCATCTAATGATGTTGGCAACCCATCAATGCCATTGCTTAACAATTTAGTTGATTTAGAAACATCCCTCGCTGAATAGCCTAAGGCCTTCATAACAACCGGATATTTGTTCAAAGTATCAAACCGGCTGATAGCCCCATCTAATGAATTTTTAACAGTATCAAAAGCTTTGCTGGCAATTTGAACAGTTCCTATAGCTCCGGCCATTGATTTAAACGTATTACTTACTGAATTTGATTTCTTATTCATACTGTCTGACCCGGAATCAGTTGTTGTTTGCAACTTCTTCATCATTTGCATAGCTTTACTCATAGTTGAACTAAAGCTTTCATCAACAGCCTGCAATACTGCTTTAACACTGAATGACTGTGCCATTTAGAAGCCCCCCCCTTTCTTCTTTAGTTCTCATGCTCCAAGGAATAATCTTTCCTTGTTTCTTGAGCTTTTTAAATTTTTTCAAGCGCTCTGCAAATAAGCTTTCGTTAGTTTGTAGTGTGTTTTGCTTACTTGCAGCTTTGTAATCAGGCTCAAAGTTCCCTCTAGCTTCATCAATCATCTCGTTAGCATCAAAGAACTGGTCAAACTTCCTAAATTTAGGTTTAGGATTCTTGGAACTGCCTGTTGTGGCTTGCACTTGTTGATTAAGCCACGCTTGATAAGCCAATTCTTCGTTACGTTTGATTGTTTTGAGTTGAAACGCCTCTAAACGTATCAGATACTCGTTAAAAGTCATCTTTTCAATCTCTTGCATGCTAACCAAGCCTAGATATGCTAAAGAGTTAAGGACTATCTCGTGATACATCTGTTCACTTGATAATCCTGCATCTCCAGTATCTAGGCTTTGAGGTTTTTTGACACAAGCTTAGTAGCTGTACTTTCATCAATTTGCTTAAGAATATTGTCAAAATACTTTTCTAAATCTTCAAATGAAACTTCCTTATCGATGAAAGCTTCTACATCCTTCATAGTTGGACGTGGCTTATTGTCATAAGCTGCTGCATAAATTACATTACACAATGCCACTGGGTCATATGTTTGCAATGCTGGTAATGTACGCATTAAAGCCATACCTAAAGAAATTCCGTTATTAGATACGCTTGCTACTTTGTCCAATTCACGAACAAAACGAATGCCAAAATTTAGTTCATATTCTGTGCCTTTAATTTTAATTTTCATCTAAAAAATGCTCCTTTGAATTATTCTTGTGTTGTTGCTGAACCTGTTCCACGGTCTGCATCTTTCCATGCTGTACCTTTGCCTGTTTGGTCATCACTAGAAACAACGCCTAAGCCTCTAAATACATATGCCAATTCTTCCTTAGCACTTGCTGGCAATTCTAACCAACCACGTTGTGGTGTTCCAGTAACACTAAACTTTATTTCTCGTTTTGAATTATCATCTGGGTCGTTATCGTTGCTGTCTTCAGTTATGGAGCCTTGAGCGTACCAAGCAAATACTTTACCTTCTGAATTCTTACGTGAAATGTTTACGATCCAAAATTCAACCTTTTCATTTTGAATTAAAGCATCGTATAGGTCATCAGAAACTTTAGAAATGTTGTTTACAAATTCAACCCCAATTTCTGTTTCTAAAGAACTTGACGTGCCAACTGCGCCATCTTTAGTTTTAGTTGTATCACTATCGCGTTTTGGTTCGAATGATAGTGAGGTTTGATAAGGGATTAATTGTCCTTGTTCTGTTGCTGCATTCTTTAATAAACGAATATATGCTAAGGTATCCATACCTTGTAAAACTTGTGGCTTTGCCATGTATATCACTCTCCTAGCTTAAATTAAATACAAGCGTCATTATGCCATGATTTAACACGGTATTCGGAACGCTTGTATCTTGAATTATTTGATTGTCGTACTGGTCTATACGTAATCTAACGAATGTATCTCCCAGCCTTACTGGTTGCATGCACTGGATAAAGATATCATTCATTATTTGAGAAACTTTGAAACGGCTCTCCCCGTCTCCCCATACGTCCACATTAGCCGTTATTTGCCCTTGTATTGCATTTTTAGTTGTAGCCGGTAGTATTTGTACTGATCCGACTAAAACAAACGGATAAAGTGCATTTTCGCTTTCTAGTGGCAAATGGTCGTATGTTGTATAGCCTGAATTTAATGATAATTGATAAATGTAGTCAAAAATTAATTGATCTGGTGTCATGATTCCACCTACTTAAATAAGTTGTTGAAGTCTCTGCGAAATTGTGGTTCTATCTTGCTAAACGCCGGGCCTAATGTAGGCCGTCTACTCATATAGCGAGTACCGTACTCAAGGTAGGCGAAATACTTAGTGTGTGGCTGTACTTCTGCTTTGAATTTACTCCTTTCTAGAGTAACGCTTCGTTTGGTAGCGCCAGTACTATACCCGGCCGTATAAGCACTATCCATGTTAGATTGAGTTTGATCCTGCAATCTAGCGCCATGTTTTGCCACAATTTGTTCAACTTCATTTGGAAAACGTGAAACGTTTCCCTGTAATGCTGCTTTTAATTCCTTGACACCGCTAATTTTAACTCGTGCCATACCCTAATCCCCCTCCCCGACGATTAGAGTTGTCATTTTCTGTGTCTGTCGCATGGTCTGGAGTCGATATTTAGTTTCAGAGTTTCCAACAGTAATGAACGCCCAATTTTGATAAGGCAATTCTGCAACTCTGATAACTAGGCTGTTAACGTCAAACCTGCCAAACAATTGAACAGCCCTGTTAGTTCCTACGTCTGTAACGTTGGCCATACAGATTCCAAGGAAATCAATTCCCCCAACATATCCATGCGTTGATGGGTCATAATGCTTCTGGTCTTCAGAATAGAAACTGACTAAAGTATCAAATCTCATACACCATGCCTCCTATAAGGATCAATCGTATATAACAATCCATCTGAATTGTTTCTGCGCTTGTACTCCTCAATATCACTTTCGAAGGCGTCAAAATCGTTGTTACTAAACGTGATAGACTCACCTTCTTGAGAATAAGACGTCATACCTTCGTTTCTAACACGGTTAAAACGCCGTATAGCGACTTCTAAAGGTATATATGATAATTCACCAGGGATATCTTCATCGGCTCTTAAACCCAATTTAAATCGTAATGACAACTCTGTATTTTTAATGATTAATTGTAGAAGACTATCAGACTCCTTATTCTCATCTGATAGCTTCAACATGATTTTTAAGTCTGATAGTTCCATAAGCTATTGACCTTTCTTTATTTTCCTTTTGACTCCGTTCCACTTGTAGCTTGATTACCTTTACCCGGTTCACTTGCAGCTGGCGCTGCTAAAGTTCCTTTGATTACGCCGTTAGCAACTTCTGGGAAGATCTTGATGCCCCAGTATAGTGTACTTTGGTTTGTCAAGTTTGTTGTATTATCGTCATGAACTAAAGCTATTAAACCTGTTTCGTCTGTTGTAATAGACTTGTTTGCAAATAACTTACGGCTTTCTCCGTTAGTATCTAAATACATCAAGTTAATGTTATCCTTAACAGTTGCATAGAATGTACCTTCTGGAACACTGGAGTTCATGATTAAAGTAACGCCACCTAAGAAGTTGTTAAGCAATGTTAAACCAAAACCAACACTTGCTCCGTTTGTAATTTCTGCTGCACCTAGATACTTAGCTGCATCCATCGGATTGATAAACACAATTGTTTCTACTGCATCATCGTCGAACAATACTTGTAATTTACCTACTGATTGAGCAATTGCATTTTGTAAGCCACCTTGGGCTTTTAGATCTGTTGGCGCTGTTGCAAGAAAATCAAAGAAACTCTTACGAACATTCTTTTGGATTGCCTTTAAGATGCGCTTGTCTGATTGTAGAACTGCCATATCATATCCAACACGTTGAACTTCTTCAATAGATACAGCCTTACGTGCTTTTTCAAAGGTAACAGTGAAAGCACGATCTTTAATGCGCTTAACTCCACTCAATGGGATATCTTCGCCTTCGCCAACGGTTGTTGTTTCAGCCATATCAGTAGTGAACTTATACATTTGAATAGTGTTGCCTTGAGTCATCGCTTGCGGACGTGTAGTACTCAATGCTTGAGTTAATTTTGTAACACTTTCAGAAAAACGTTCTACGAAGTCTTTTGCTTGTACATCACCCATATCAGGTGTTTTGATTAATTTTGGATCTGCCATAATTTTGTTTCCTCCTAGCTAAATAAGGACCAGTTATCACGCATTGCTTTTTGGCGCTCTGCTGTGTCCCTAATATTTCTAATTTGTTCTTTTGTCATTTTAGTTCTAACTCCTGTTGTTCGTGGAGTTTTGCCTGCTAACAATTCTTTGCGTGTATCTTCCTTGATTCTCTCGATGAAATTAGTAATTGCTTGAACGTTAGCAACAGTCTTCTTGTTATCATTTACAACAACCATATCAAGTACTTCGTCAGGGACAGATAAGCCGGACTCTTCAAACACTTGTTTAGTTTGCTTTAAGTCTTCGTTATGTGCTAAACGGTCTTCAAGCTCCTTGATACGTCTATCTTTGGCGTCTTCTTCCTGTTTAGCTTTCTCTTCGTCTGAAAGTTCCTTAATACTCTTGTCGTTGTTTTCGTACTTAGCAAGTTTAGCTTTAAGCTCCTCTACTTCCTTTAAAGCTTGGTGTTTGCCTTCTTGTTCCTTACTAATACGCTTTTGTAACTTCTTAGCAATCTTGTCAGCATTTACCGGTTTCTTATCTTGGACGTCCTTCTCAACCGTTTCGACGTTTTCTTGATTGTCTTGAACATCAGTTACTTGTGTTGTTTCTTCTGTATCCATAATTGGCCCTCCTAACTCGCATTTAACGTCTTGGGAGACAGTTTACTCAAGTTGTTCTTTAATGACTGCAAGCATGGAAAAAGTCATTTAGTTGGTTTGACAACTCTATAATGTTTAAAGCTGCCATCAAAATCCTTGGGCAAAGTTAAACCATTACCAGCTTTAATTTTAGCTGCAGCACGACGAATACGTTCACGTGAAATTTCATCAATAGATTTAAACCCTGCTTCATAGGCAACTTTTCCACCTTTTGCTGGTACTTCCTTGCCATCATCATTTGCTTTATAAGTTTTTTCAAGTAGTTGGACCATGATAAATTTACGATTCCCACCATCTTCAGCATTTAGTTGCATAACAGCATCTGCGGTTGTTGAAGATCCAGCAAAAAAATCTAAAACTACAGATTCTTTACTTGTAGTCGCTTCTAATATTTTTTTTAATAATTTTATTGGCTTAGGATATGAAAAAATGCCTTTAGAAAATAGCTTTTCAAAATCTTTTCTCCCACTAGTCGTGCTTCCATAATTCAATATACTTGATAAATATACCGTTCTTCTCTCATCCATAGGCAAAATTAATCTAGGTTGTCTTTTCCCATCTTTTCCCCAATATATCAAGCCTTCATTTATCAATTCATTAATTTTCTCTTTAGGCCATTTCCATTGTCTTGTATATTTTTTCCCATTTGGGCTAGTTAACGTAAAATAATTACTATGATTTATATCTTCATTAGAAGCATTAACAGCTAGATTAGCTGTGTTAAATTCATTTTCTCTGCCTTCTAATGCTTCATGAATTTTATTGAATTTAGTATCTTTTTTATTAACATATGCAACTACTATATATTCATGTACTCTCCTATATTGGTTAACAGCCTTTAGTGTTCCGTTCTTACCTTCAGAAGCTTTATTCCATATCAAAGTATCAACTTGGTTTTCACCATAAATTTCTGTCAAAATTTCATAAAGATTAGCATACTCATTATCATCAATTGATACAAATATCACACCTTTTTTAGACAATAAATTCTTTGCCAAATACAACCTTGGATACATAAAAGTAAGCCATGCCGAATGACTAAATTTATCTGGATAAACAAAATCTTTATTCCCTGTGTTATACGGTGGATCAATATAAATCACATCAATTTTACCAGCATAGTTATTTTGTAGATGGCGGAGTACTTCTAAATTATCTCCTGTAAAGAATAGGTTTTTACTGTCTTTACCTTCACCATTATTTTGTTCTTCATCAGGAACTATCACTGTTGATGGAATTTCACCAGCCTGACGACGAGCATAATCTTTACCAATAAAATTAAGTTGATAACCATCACTTAACTCATTAATGTTGTGTTCCTTTAATTGTCCCTTAAATTTATCTAAGTCAAAATTCCCTTCAAGATCAAAAAATTCTGGTAACTTACTTTTTAATTCATTTAAAAAAAATGAATTTGGTTTAACTTGCATATTGAATTTTTCGTTATCACTAATCAAAGAAATACCTCCTTAGGAATTTTCGTGAGAATTGTTTTTGCCGTCAACCCAATAAGCACTAATCCCGCATCTGCAATTTGGATGAGCTGGAACGATTGGGCAATCATCTATCCCATAGACACCTTTGCCAAAACCACCATCATTATTAGCTATTTCTGAGCAAATCTTGCATGCACCAGGTTCTGCGTGCCATTTACAAAATCTATAGTCCATCTTAATCAGTGAGTTCTTTTGCGCCACAAACTGCACTCTGGCGCTTTCAGTACGTGCAAGGCGCTCAGTGACGTATCTATGATTAGTAACTGTCGCTCCAACGTGCTTTTTAAGCAACTTTGCCATCTCTCGCGGATTATCTCCGCGTATAATTCCTGTTGATATAACTGCATCTAACTCAGCCTTTAAAGCATCTATATTAGCCCATATACGTTGCCTGAAATTAACACTACCTGTTTGAGCCATCACAACCGTTGCAACTTCCTTGCTTGTCCATAACGACGTCTTAGTTAAATCTTTGCCTAAAATACCGGATTGGCGTTTAATTTCATCCATGTAATCATCTTGGATCTTGTCTCGCATATCGTTGCTTATATCCATACCTAAATCGACCATAGTGAGACCTATTTGTGATTTTAGATACTCAAGTCGATTGAGCCGCATGGTAGCATTATAGACTTTCATACGTGCGTTTTCTTCTGGTGTAAAGTCTTTATATACTTTCTTGCCTTGGCTTCTAAGCCTGTTTGCTTTAGCTACAAGCTCTTTTGCTTCGCGCTCGTATCTTTCTATATCAAGCTTGTTAACTGCTCTGTAAGCTCCTGTAATGTTGATATCATCGCCATGCGCTTCGGCTATCTTTTGATACTCTGCATCAATTTTGTTGCAAATATCGTCAATAGCTCTCTCATAGTATTCAGCAAGTTTGTTATTAAACTCCTTGTCGTTCTTCAGGTTTTGAATTATCCACTTTTTCTCGGCTTGCTCCCTGGCTTTCCAGTACGCTTCGTTCTTCCGGTTCTGCATCAGTTACACTCCCTTTAAACATATCAGTCGCATTAATTGAATTCTGCAATGATTGTTTGATAAGATTTTCCTTTTCTGCATCCATCTTTTCAAGCTCAGCTTTAGGATCATCAACAATAGATAATACTTTAAGCTGTGTTTCTTTAGATACAACGCCTTCGAGTGTCTTAGCTGTATTTGCTTCGTTTGCGTCGTTTACTGGTATGTTACGTTTAAACGTCAATGATAATCCAGACTTGACTTCATCAGTTGTAGCACTGCCGATAATCTTGCCTAAGCTTGCGACATTGCTCAAGAAATTAGTTAAAGCTATCGTGAATTTGCGTTCTTCTAATGCTGCTTGGTTCTGCATGCTTAGTAACTTGTATCTAATAGCCACACCACTAGAATTCCCACTAAACGCCTCATCGTTTAAATTGGCTACCATCGCTGTTTGAAAGATATCATTAACCAAACGATTAAGCATGTTTTCTTGCATATTGTCGCTGTCCGGTTTAGATAAGAATTCAAATTTTGCGTTGGCTGCGTCTGGTGATGGATCATTAAACACACGCTTGCCACCATTAAAGTCAAGGATTGGCTTACCTGTTTTAGGATCCTTAGGTAAATTAATGCCTAGCATCAAAAGAAAAGACTGGTCGAAATATTCAAGCTCGTTAGCTTTTTGTGAAATTGCATTATCGTACGTGTCAACTAAAGTCCTGATCTTACCCACCAAAGATAAACGTTCTTCGTTTGCATAAAACTCTACCGCTGGAACTTCTGTAAACGGAACGATATCTCCTGTTTCTTCAAGCACTCCGTCTCTGCCAATACTATAAATTTTACTATCAGTGTAAACTTCCCCGACTAATTCAGAATTAAAATAAGCATATCTGACAAACGCAATAGGTTTACGCTTGATACTTGTATCATAGATAATAAAACCTTCATCCGGTGGCACTACTGCAACACAAGTATTACTATCTTCGTCTTGATAAGCCAACATGTAGGACGATCCATAGATTGCCACTTGCTTGGCTACTTCTGATAATTTGTCTGTAAACGTGTTAACCTTCAGCCAATCCTGTAACAGTTTGTTCTTGCCATCATCTTCTAGCTGGATTTTAACTGGCGTTCCCATAAAGTATCCGATATAAGTATCAACAACATAGTTAGCCCAATTACTGATTACTCTGTTATCTGGTCTAAAACTGTTAGGATCAAACTTCTTCTTTAAAATCGAATGCTCGCCAGTATAGTAACGGTAGTTCTCTCCATACGTTGTGATGCCTCTGTTATAGTTGATAAACGTTAAAACATCTTCGCCTGTTAGTTCTTCATTTGGATAAAGATACATGCCTTCCTTGGATATATAAGCACTGCCAGCAATCTTTACACTGTCTGCCACGCTACCACCTCCTAAATGTAAACTGAATTGATAAATTGAGCGTCATTGTTTAGATGCTCGTTAAATATTCCATAGCGTACGGCGTCCATTACGTCATCATTTTGTTTGATTGGTTCGCCCGTTTTATCATCCCAAACGTATGTATAAATCTCATCTAGGAATGATTGTACTGCTGAACTTAAAACAAAAAAGCGTCCCAACTTCATCAGTTTAGCTACGCTTTCTATTCCTGCCATACGTGCTTTATTTGCATTTCTGGCGTTTATTCCATTACGTAAGAACTCATTGTAATTATCCGGCCTTGCTCCGTCTACAAAAAAGGTAACGTTGTATCCATATCTTTTCTGAATGCCCTTAGCAATATTAACCCAATAATCAATGAATTTGTGTTTTTTAGTATGTTCTTCAATTAGATAAGTGTTTCCCTTATCGTCATCTCCAAACAACACTATCGAGCCTTTGTGTTCGTATCCCCAGTCAACTCCTGCATAATAATGTAAATTTTTTGGCACTTCATCTACTAACATACGTTTCTTATCGAAATCTTGATAAACCATGCCTTCGCCAGATACCCACAAGCCTAGGATATCCCGTTCATACATCATGCCGCTTGGTGTCATAGCTTTTTGATCGTTGATATACTTTTGGCCTAGAAAAGCCTTGTTATCATCCAAAGTAAAATGTGTGGATGCTGTTCTAACTTCTGGCTTGTCGTTGTCTAAATAATCCACCTTCAGCCAGTGCTGTGGGTGATCTGGGTTGGTATCGCATATAATCTTAGACTCATCTGCTGAACATCTATCCATGATTTCTTTAAACACATATCTATTAGCAAGGGATGCTTCATTAACGTATGCACCCCATGCTGTCATACCACGGATAGCACCTAAACCACCGATTGAACCTGTATAAGCTAGAACAACCTTAACGCCAAATAAAGTAAAATTGCCGTGTTTATCAAACTTGAATTCCATCCCATACTTATTTCTTAGTGGATTGAGTATGTTCTGTTCAATTGTTTTAGATGATACACCGGCCAAAATGTATTGTGGCTCTCTGAATTTAACTGCATCTGCTCGCTTCCTAACTGCTCGTAATTCCATCAGAAACAAGTCATTATCAATCACAGTCTTGCCACTACGCTTAGCGCCATAATTAATCATCAATCGAAAGCCTTGCTTGTACTTCTTCAAGACTTCAATTTGACGCTCGCTATACATCTGTCTTAGGCCCATCTTCTTTCACTTCCTTGCCTGCCAAAGTGTCTAACTTGTCTAGATATTCGTTTAGCAACTCTACGCCACTCGAACCACTATCTTTAAGTATCTGAGCTTTGAACTCTGCAATATTTGCTTCTGCATTTGTCTTGCGTGATCTAGCTTTGGCAAGCTTAAGTTCATCTGGTGATAACTGACTATCGTTGTATTTATCACGCCAGTTGTTCTTTAACCAAAAAATCATAGCGGTTGTATTACCGTTGATGGCCTTTTGAAACAACTCTCGTTCAACAATGAAGTTGGCCGTTTCGCGTCCCACTTTTAGAGATTGCCTTATCTGCTTGTATTTTTGCTTCCAATGATTGAGAGTGTGGACACTTATGCTCATATTATGAGCAATTTGTTCATCAGTTAAGCCGTTTCTTTTCCATCCCTGGAGTAAAACTAAATTATCATCCTCTAGCCAATTTTGATACAATCCTTTAGCCATTGTGAGTTCACCACCTTTCTCTGTAATTCCTTGTGTTACTTCAATTTAACCTTATTGCGTATGCGCTTATAAACATCAAAATACAGTTCATTCTTATCCTCGTTATAAATAACCTCATAATATAAGCCATCGTTAATTGTAGTTGATAGCAATGCTTTGCTGTTTTGCAATACTCTGTCAAACCATACAACCTGCACATTGTTTGTACTGATATAAAATGGCCGGTCTATACTGTTTAAGTTCATAGTTGTGTTAGTATAATCAACTATTTTCTCTTTGCACAATTTTATAAATGTATCGTCACCCATTAGATACCCCACCCTTTAATTTAACACACTTCTGAAACTCATAATTGCATAAAAAAAAG